AAGCGCAGTGAGGAAGCTGCACCAACGGCATCCGGCGCTGCATATTCGATCAATTGGGAAATGGGCAAGGATGAGGCTGCTAAGCTGCACAAAGAGCTTAAAGCACACTATGAATCGTGCGAAACAGAAGGGCCGTTTAGTAAGGTCTTCGGCATGAAAAAGTTGGAAAATGGCAACTATGAGTTCAAAGCCAAGACTAACGGCGTGAACAAACATGGCAGCGTCAATGAAAAACCTAAAGTCATTGACGGCATGAAGCAGACTTTGGCTGATGTTAAGTTCTGGACTGGGTCGAAAGGCAATATAAAAGTCGTTGCGTACCCTTCCCACAACCCGCAAAAAAGCCCCACAGAGTACGGCATCTCACTGTTAATTGAAACCGTGCAGGTCACGCACGCAGTTTATGGCGGTGGCGGTGGTCTGGATGACTTTGACGAAGTGCCAACAACAATGTCTGGCGGCGTTGACGAAGCTCTCGATGACTTTGGACCTGCTACTGCGCCAGCAACGCAGGCAGCACCAGTCGCACAAGAGCTGGACGATGAAATCCCGTTCTGATTAAAAGAAAGCCCAGGCAGTTGGGACGCTGCCTGGGCTTCATGGGAGAAAACAGACCGTGATTGGTGAAAGGGTCCGAACATGAACAGACTAACAAAAACCAGCGTAGTTGGCAAGCAGCAGCTCCTGTTGGCGCATGGTGCGCACGATACAAAAATTGGCGACAAATATCTAGAATATGACGGCATCACCCTGAATGAAATAGCCAAGATGGTTAACGAGCCGCAGGCGAAAGAAAAAGCCGACGCCTCATTCATTATTCCATCAACATATCGTGATTACGATGGTCGCAACCACGCAACTCAGCGCGAGCATGGAGAATATTGGCTGCTGGCGTTAGATGTTGACGAAGGTGATCCATCGCTGACAGAGCTGCGCACAGCCGTTGCCAAGGTGACAGGTGACGCCTCTGCACTAATCTATTCCTCATCTGGGGCCAGCGAGGACAACCGCAAGTGGCGCGTGTTAATTCCCCTGGCCCTGCCGATACAGGGTGAAGATTACGCCGACGCACAGCTCGCTTTCTTTGACCTGATGCAGCAGGAGGGCATCACCTGCGATGCTGCGCTATCCCGCACTGGCCAAGCAATATATCTCCCAAACGTGCCGCCAGCTCGCAGGGATTCGCAGGGTGCGCCGAGCTTTTACCACGGGGTTCTCCATCGCGGCGGCGGGATGCTTATTCCAGAAGAAAGCACAATCTGGGCAAACCTAGAGTTCCGCCGTAAGAATGAAGCCATCGCAGCAGAACTTGCCGCCGCCAAGAGGTCACTTCGCGCACAGGAGCGTGAAAATAATCGCGGCAAGTATGACGGCGATGACCCAATTGACGTATTCAACCAGCGCCACACCATCTCAGACATCATGCTTAAATACGGATACGAGCGCAAAGGTCGCTCAGACAGCTATCGCAGTCCAATGCAGTCAAGCGGGTCGTTTGCCACGAAGGACTTTGGAACGCACTGGGTCAGCCTATCCGGCTCTGACAGAGCATCCGGCATTGGACAAGCCTCCGGCGAGTTCTGCTACGGTGACGCATTTGACATCTGGGCGCACTTCGAGCATGGCGGCAGAATGTCAGACGCGGTGCGCGAATACGGCAAGGAAATCCGGCCAACGCCAGCAAAGCAGCGCGAGGAGATCGTCAAGGCGGCATCTGACCCATACGCCGACTTTGACACCATTCCAGACCCAGAGCCGCAGCCAGAGAAACCCAAAGCTACAATTATCATCCCCAATGCCGAACAAAAGCCGATATTCTGGCTTAAAGACGCCGAACCCGTGCTGACATCATCATACCTCATCAAAGGCTGGCTTGGCCGAGGTCAGATGTCGGTGGTCTATGGGCCATCAAACGTCGGCAAGTCGTTCTTCTGCCTCGATATGGCGCTTTGCGTCTCAGCCAGCGTTGACTGGCAGGGCAGCAAGGTTAAAGGCGGGCCAGTGCTATATCTAGCCACCGAGGGCGGCAATGCCTTCCAATCACGCTGTGTGGCTCTGCGCAAACAGTATGGCATCTTTGACGCTCCGCTGGCTGTCAGGCCATCGCCCGTTGATCTGCTGCGCCCAGAGGCCGACTTGGCTGGCCTGATTGAGCTGTGCAAGCAGATTGAGGTCGATACGGGCGAGCCATTGGCAATGATCGTGATCGACACGCTATCTCGCGCAATGGCTGGCGGCGACGAAAACGGGCCGACAGATATGACATCCTTCATTGCCAACGCCGACGCGCTGCGTGATGTAACAGGCGCACATATTATGATCGTGCATCACAGCGGCAAAGATACAGCCAAAGGGGCGCGTGGTCACAGCTCACTCAGAGCCGCCACAGACACCGAGATTGAGCTGGAGGTTGAGGATAAGATGCGCACAGCCACCGTAACCAAACAGCGTGATCTGGAGCCAAAGGAGCCATTTGTGTTCACACTCAAGGTACATGAGCTGGGCAAGGATGAGGATGGCGATGCAGTCACAACCTGTACCATTCAGCAAGCCGATCCCGACGATGTGGCAGACATGAACCAGAAGCGGCCATCGGGGGCAAACCAGAAAGTCGTGGTCTCAGCCTTCAAACAATTGCGCGGCGAAGGCATCGGCGGCGAGAACCCAACCGGACCAGGCTGGCCCGAAAGTGGGCGCTTCTGGTGCATCGACGAAGAGAGTTTGAGAGAGTTTGCTAGGGGTAAAATGACCTCCGCCAATCCATCTGGAGCCTACACGGCGGCTATCAAAGGGCTAATCTCAAGCGGCTATATGGTGCAAAACGAGGGCAAAATATGGATTTCTGCGAAGGAAGGCAGGGTCACATGATGTACGATTTTGCTACGATTTTCATGTTATTGATTTTGCACAGTATAAACACGTTTTTCGTATTTTTCGTAGCTAATCGTAGTCAAAATCGTATGATTGGACATGACCTACGAAGAATACGATTTGCCTATAAGGCAATCGTATTAGTATGTCGGGAGAAAATTAATGGCTAAAAAGGCAGCCAAGGCGATGGCCAATCGTGGCACGTTTGAAAGCAAGTACACTGACTATGCAGAGCCGATCCACTACAAGGTGGCAGCAGCGGTCGAGCCGTTTACCTTCGCGTCAGCAGCGGCCAGCAAAGTGTGGGGCGATACGCTGGTCAATTGTGTGCCGCCAGCATACGCGCTGAGATACCGTGAGCTGCGTGGCGATCTGGAAGCAGCGATGGTTGCAAATGATTACACGCTGTGCGTTGATCTGGCCACAAGCCTAATTAAGGCGCTCAAGGTGATGAACGTGAAGGCGAGGCAGGATGGCCATGAGCCACCAAAGGTTGACGGGCACATCTGCGAGTGGGGTGGCAAGATATATTGCTTCCTCGCCAGCGGCGATATAAGCGCCGTCAGACGCGCAAACCCAAGTTGGGCTGTGTACCACCTATCTGACGTTTGTGCCGTCTTGAACGCGCTTACAGACGATCTGGTCGCCCCTGTGGTCAATGAGTTCCCGAAAGCCAAGATCACAGAGGTCAGAATATATGACGATGAAATTAACTTTGAACCAAATGGAGAGTGAAATGACAGACAACGTAAGAACGCAAGTGTTGAAGGAAGCATCGCAGCTGGTGAACGGAGCGCGCGCGAGGCACTACGGTGAACCAAGGTCGAATTTCGGATGTACTGCTGCAATGTGGCAGGCTTATCTTAACTACCCAATTAGCGCGTCTGACGTTTGTCACATGATGGCCATGCTAAAAATAGCTAGATTACGCAACGGTAGCCACAGAGACTCATCAGTGGACTGCGCTGGCTACATGGCCCTCGGCGCTGAGTGCGACTCAGATGAGTAGACTTTTTGGCCAATATGTGATAACTGACCTTCAGCGCACTTCCTCCCAGACACGCGCTCTTGTTCACCTGGACCCCTGCTTTCTCAGCGGGGGTTCTTTTTTGCTTTGTTTGCCAGTAAGGTCGCGGCAATAGCGGAGGGTAAGCTATGTCAAGTGAAGTCTTTGTCATGTCCAGAGGTATGGAGATTGACGCCGAGATCATTGATGCTGTCTTTGACTTTATGGATGAGTGCCATGACGAAGGATACAACGCCGCTCAGATCATGGTGGCGATGCTATGCGTCGTGCAGATGATACAGGAATCCAGCGTTGATAAAAATACTTTTCACTGATGGATAAGTGGCGCACACCAGAGGCTGCTGAGTACAGAAAGTTGTACCAGACAAAGCAATGGCGCATCCTGCGTGAGCAGGCTTTGCTCAGAGATTTATTTATGTGCCAGCATAAGGGCTGCAAGTCTTCACTCAAGCGAGGCAGGAGCGGCCCGAGGTCAGCAGTGGTTCATCACCTCA